TTTTCCTTTACAGGTTATAAACAAACATTGGCATATCAAGGCCAAGAATTAGCAACCTACAGATTTAAGCGATATCAATACGGCGTATTACAAAGATTTTTTTACAAAGCACCAATAAAAAGTTTTCAGTTAAAACCATTTTTAGAATTGGGCCTTGGTTTAGATCATGCCGTTGTAGAGTTTGAATCAATGATAGGTGTAAAAGAAAATGATAGTAAAAATTTATTTTATTATAAATATGGTTTAGGATTCCAAATTTTATTTACCAGTGGTGTTGGTGGTGAATTTGTATTTGGAAAAAATAAGAATAAAGATTTTGATTCCAATTATACGGCCTTATCATTTATTTACACGTTTTAATATTTAATGTTTTGCGTGGAATGTTTTTATGATGTTCCACGTGGAACAATTTAATAAAAAAAGTGGTGCGACCTATGAAAAAGAAAAAAATAAATAGTAGAAAAAAAGGTGCAACCTATGAAAGACAAATTGCAAAAAAGTTAAGTGACTGGTCAAATATAAAGCTTAGAAGAAGTCCTCAAAGTGGCGGTTGGAATTCGAGAGGCGATATAACACCTGTAGACCCAAAAGACATGGTTGACTGGCCTTTCAATATTGAATTAAAAAATAGACAAGGTTGGCAATTAACGGAATTGTTGACAGGCAATAATATACAGACTGGTATACTTAGCTGGTGGAAACAGTCAGTAAGAGATTCAAAAATTTCAAAAAAAATTCCTGTTTTGATTTTCACTAAAAATTTTGACACTGATTATATTTGTTTGGAAAAAAATGTTTTTAAACAGCTAGGGTTAAGTAAGAAAATAAAAAATTTCTTACTTAACAGAGGCCTAGTGTTTTTTTTGATGAAAGATTTTTTGAACGTTCCATATAAAAATCTTTTTAAGGTGTGAATGTTTTTTAGTTGAACTTTTATACTCAAGACTATAAAACATTAAAAACGTCTTTTTTATTTCTAAATAGATTCTTGTTTTGCTGACCCGATTCTATAAAAAAATAATCCAGACTAAACTTAAACATGAGGCTAAATCACCTCAAACAAAGAACACAAAACACAGGCCAACTAAGAAGTTGGCCCAAAAACAAAGTGGTTTGAAACCACTTTAAACACAGGCCCATTATGATAAAATTAAGTGAAGTTGTCAAACATAATACAAAAGAAATTTTCAATTTTAGTGCAAAAAAATCAGAAACGCAATGCAGGCCGCCCAATAAATTAGATATTGATAACTTACCCATTGATTCATTTAATAAACATAAAAAATTGATAAGAAGAGATAATGCATGTTTTATACAAATGTACGATTCAGATATAAAAAATGTTTTATATTTTAATGATGCTTTAGATAGTACAAAAAAGTTTCTTGTTTTTTTAATTTTAAATAAAATAGCAAATTTATATGAAAATACTTTTGAGTTAATAAAGTTAAATAATTTAGCTGTAAGAGTTGAAAATGAAATAAAAGAAATTAAGGGTGATAATAAATTAATAAGTTTAAAGACTATACAAAGATGTATAGATGCGTTTATAGATGATGGTTTAATCGTAATAAAAAGAAAAAAATATTTTGATTTTTCAATTAAAAAAGCAAAAAAAATTGAAGGGAAATCTTTTACACAAATTGATCTTGAAACAATATGTGAAATTATAAGAAAAGCAGATAATTCAAATGATGTTTATGTTGCTTTTACTATTTTGTATGAAACTTTAAAAAAGGGATACCATAACGATTTTTATACAAATTCAATTCAAGGGATTGCAGATTTATCAAATAAAGTTTGTGGTAGAATATTACAAACTACTTTAACAAAACTTGGGAAAGATGAAATAATTTATATAAATAAATGTCAGGCACATGATGGTAAATCCTATGGTTACATAATCCATCCCAGATTTTTAGATAATGTATACAGTGAGTCAAAAAAGAAAGAATCCACTATCAAAGAGAATTTAGAAAATGAAAATGACAAAAATGCATCGGAAAATGACAAAAATGCATCGGAAAAACGACAAAAATGCATACATTATAATAGAGTAGAAAGTACCATAAATCCTTTAAGTGAAAGTAGTGCAGATAAAGAAAATAAAACCAGTGATAAAATTTTCGGACTAACTGCGTTAAAAGGAACTATAGAAATTTTTAAAGATTTATTTAATCTGAAAGAAGTTGAAAAAGTTGATGATGAAAAAGTGACACTTGAAAATATAATTGAAAACCTTGAGACTAATCAAACTGAAATTAAAAAAATCGAAACAAAGAAAGGTGTAAAAGATGTTTCATTCAAAATTGAGACTAATCAAGTTGATATTCCAGTTATAGAAAAACTAAAAGTTGATGAAGTAAAAAATAGAAATACTAACTTCGGTTTGATAAGTAGATTTAATCTTACACCAAGTAAAAATGGAAAAGACTATAGACATAAAAACATTAATGACATAAGAAAAATAATTTCTAATAATTCATACTTTAAAAGTCATAGTCACAATCATTTGCTTTATAAAATATTTGAAAGATTAGAAACAAAAGGTGCGTGGCCACATAACAGAGATAAAAATGAAAACATAGAAATATCTTTAGACCAGTATTTGAAATTGAATAAAGATGGTAAAGGTATGATAGTTGAAAAAATCTTGAATGATATAAAATTTGAGAGGGAAGAAGCAAAAAGAAAAAGGGAATATAATTCACCAAAGCAAGTAGGCCAAAGAGAGTATCAAAATAAAGTAAATTTTTTAAGAGATTGTAAAGATGGTTTAAGAAGTGAATTTGATAAGATTGAAGAAAAAGCAATGAGACAATTGAATGAGTTTGAATTTGATATATTACAGAAATTTAAACCGTGGCATGTTCAGTATAAAAAAGTTGATGATAAATTAAGAATGATAATTAGTGATTTAGTTTTACAAAAATATGAAGAATTGAAAGATACTAAAAAAGAAATAAAAATATCTGAACGTGAACAAAAAGCATATAATTTTGTAACAGATATTTGTGATAAACTTAATTTAAGATATTATTTAGATCGTGCAAAAAGTGAATGTGCATGTTTATTGCAAACAGAACCATTTATGACATTTAAAGAAATCGGAATAAAAATAAAAAAATTGTTAAAACATATAACAAGAAATAATCCTGAATTTAATAAAATAGAATTTGGAGTAATTTAAAATGAATTGGAATGATTATACAGCAGAGCATAAGAAGTTGATTGTTAAAAAATTATCAAATGTGGCCGTAAAACCCCTAAATTTATTTATGGGGATATAAGGCTACGCCCTTCGGCGAGGATTTTCCCTTGAATTAGTGATAAAAAACGATTAAAAAATAAATATGAGAGCATTAAAAATTAGAGTATATCCAACACAAGAACAAACTAAGCAACTAAATATATCATTTGGTTGTGCGCGTTTTGTATACAATCAGGCCCTTGCTCTTAAAATCAATAGATGGGAAGAGTACAAGGAAAATTTGTCTATAATTGAAATATCTAAAATGCTCACTTTTTGGAAAAAAACAGATGAGAGGGCCTTTTTAAAAGATGCAAATGCTCAAGGATTGCAACAATCGTTAAGGCATTTAGACTCTGCTTACAGGAAGTTTTTCAAAGAAAAAAAAGGATTCCCAAAATTCAAAAAAAAATCAGATAAACAATCATATTCAGTTGTTGGGAGTGTTAGTGTTTCGTATAGCAAGATCAAATTCCCTAAAATTGGTCTTTTGAATTGTAGAGGTCTAAGAAGATTTTGTGGAGAAATTAAGACTGCTACAATTTCAAAAAATCCGGCCGGTCAATATTTTGTTTCTTTCTGTATTGATGATTTAAAGAAAACTGAAAAAATTAAAGAGATAAAAGATTCAATAGGTATTGATGTCGGCATAAAAACAATGGCCACTCTGTCAAATAGCAAAAAATATCATCCTCCTAATCAGTTAAAAGAAATCGAGGGAAAACTGAAGTTTTACCAGAGAAAGCAAGCGAAATGCAGAAAAGGAAGCAAGCATTTTAAAAAATGGAAACTAAAAATAGCAAGAATTTGGAATAAAATAACAAATATCAAAAATGATTTCTTGCATAAACTCAGCAAAGATTTAGTCAAAAACCACGATTTAATCTCAGTAGAAAAATTGCAAATTAAAAATATGGTAAAAAATCATAAGTTAGCAAGATCTATTCTAAATATGAACTGGGGCGAATTTTTCAGACAATTAGAATACAAATGCGAATGGTATGGGAAATACTTTGTAAAAATAGATCCCAAAAGAACTTCACAAGAATGTTCCGATTGCGGTCATGTAAATAAAGAGCTTAAACTTTTTATTCGTGAATGGATTTGCCCTAAGTGTGAAACTCATCATGATAGAGATATAAACGCGTCAATAAATATAAAAAACAGGGGCGTGGACAGCGTCCTGAAGTCTTGTGGAGATATCCTCACTAGAGGAATCTGTGAAGCAAGAACCCCCTGCCTTTAGGCATGGGGAGATGTCAGGAAGCAAGAACCCCCTGCCTTTAGGCATGGGGAGATGTCAGTTTACCAGAAAGTAAAATGAGTGTAATAATAACAACAAATACTTCTTTACATGAAACAGATTTTGATGCGAGGTATTTAGTAAAAAGATTTATTATACCGTAAATAAAAAAATAAAAGCATTTTTTAAAAAGGATTTTAAAAATGGCAAACGGAATATTGCATTGTGTAAATTGTGTAGGATTGCATCCAAACGAGAGTGTCACAAAAAAAGAAATTTATAATAAACTAGTTAACCATCAAAGAGATTTAGCTATTAAGCTAATGCAATATCAAAAAATAAAACATAAACAGTATGCTAATAAGTCATGTATTTTATGCGGCCGAAGTTACGATAAGAAAGGTGATTTAGATGAATCATGGAAACAAACGGCTAAAAAAGTTAAGGATGAATTTGATAATTCAGGTGTTTTTGGTGTACCTGATAATAAAATAAATGAAGTCGTGGCCAGTTGTAGGAAAGCATTTATTTACCTTTTAAATAATAAACAGTATATGACAGCAGAACAAATGGAAAGGTTTACATTTTCAGGCAGATTAGCTTTAATAATTACACACGCTCAAGAGGCACGAAAAAGTAAAATAGGTAATGTAGGTTCATTTAAAACTGGAATTTAATTTATGGAACATGTTTTATTTTCATTCTTTGATAAAAATTTAGAAAAACCTGTTTTTAGGGATTTTGAAAAAAAATTAAAGGTTGGTGATGTTTTTATGATTAACGATGTTAATTATGAAGTTTATGAGGATTTAGGATTAGGTGAACAGGCCAAACCATGTTTTAGAGTAAAAATTATAAGTTATAAAATAAAAAGTACAACAACAACTATAGTACATAAATGTGAAGCTATTAAAAATAAGATTAAAAAATTGGATTCGGATAATTTTAAAAAGTGTAAAAAGAAATTGAAAGATAGTGACCTTAAATATTTTATAAAACAGGGTAGGTTGAAAATAAGAACAAATGACATAAAAAATTATTGTCCAACATGCGGTGTTATTTTTTATAAAGATGAAAGGAAACTTCCAGACCCAATTGAGGTTATATCATTAAAAAATAAAGTAAAATTAAAAAAGAGGTTGTAATGGGTGAGATTGAATTAATATTGGAAAATTGTTTTTTAGTGAAGAATTTTTCAATTGATCTTGTCGGTCAATATCAATACAGGATTGAAATAACAATTTTAAATTTTAGATCAAATGAAGATAGTTCGGAACTATTAAAGTTGACTAGATTAGTAAGAAGTAAGATGAGCAGATTATATCAAGTTGAATTTGATGTAGCATTTACACTATAAGTGTTGAAATATATATTCTTATAATTTAAAATTAAATTATGAAAACATATATTTATCAATTAAAACCAAATATATTCCTTATAGAAAAAAGATTAAAAAAAGTTAAGTATCTAAAGGACAAGGTTAAAACCGACTCAACATTAAAGTTAGTTTATAAGCTCCACGGTAATTTAATTTTATTACAAAAAAAAATTTTTAAATGGAGTGTAGTAGATGAAACTGGCCCTTGGCATTTATTATAGATTTACGAATCAAAGTATATCTAATCTCACCTTGAAGTACCATGGCATGTTTTATGTTTTGGTATGGTTTTCAGTATGAAAAAGTCTTATGTAAAAAACATAAGGCCAAGTAATTTACACGCAAAAGAAAAAAATAAATCATCATTAAAAAAAAAGTTAAAACTATTAGTAACCAAGGGCAATGAAGAAAATAATAACACGGATAGTCAATTGCTAAATAATACCCGATTATGTATAATTCCAGAAAAAAACAAAAAGCACAAATTTATAAAAAACGGCCGAAAATTCAATATAAATAGTGTGCCAAGTTTGAATGATTTAGAAAACATTAAAAATGATATTTTAATGAAATTTAGATAAAAGGAATTATATGTATTTTGTATTAAGAAAACATTTGATCTATAAAGATTCTTATTTTTTATATGCAACATTTTGTACTAAAGAAAAAATGAAAGAACACCTGCGATCTTTTCAAAATCTAAAAAATATAATGATTGTGGAGGGTGGTTGTTATACCCTTGAGCATGATAGTCATTTCAAAGAAAAACCAATTGATATTGATAATCCAAATTTAAATTTTATATGAAACAACAATGAAAAGAAGTGTAAAAAAGATTAGTTTCGATGTTATTTTAAGAAACTCAAAAACCAAGGAAGAAATTAATTTAAGAAAAATAACAATACCTATAAATTTAAGTGTCAGTAAAAAATTGTTACATAAGATTATGAAAGATAATGTAAAAAAAGAAGTGGTCAATGAATGAGAAAGAAATAATAAAAAATGAAAGTGAAAATGGTGTACAGTATGTAATCAGATTAAAAGGTTATAAATCAAAGCAAAAAATAAAAATAACATCACCATCTAATTGTTGCATAAATTCCTTTTTATGCTTATCCGAAAATTATCTAAATATAGATTTAAAGATTCCAGTAAAAGATAAAAAAGAATTGGAGCTAAGGGCCAAATGTTGTACTAGTCCTATATCTACAAAAGTTTATCAAAAGCTATTTAAGTTTCAATTATTAAAAAAAGATGAAACATTAACGTTTGAAATATCAAAGAAAAAGGGTATTAGTGGTTTATACAATATAGACTTATCTTTTATGTTATATTTTATAAAACCAAGAGAAAATGATGATATTTCAAAAGAATGATAAATTTGTGTGTAATGATGGTACTCTTTTAAAGATTATTGAGTTAACAGAAAAGGGTATTAGATTTAGGGTTAACGGTTCCAGAATTGTTTTATTGTATGAAAATTGGAAAGAGATAAATAGTTTCCTTAAAACAGATTTAAAAAAGTTGACCGAATATCAGTACAAAGAATTATTAGATGAATACTGGAAATTTATTGAAAATAATTCAGATGTACATATAGAAAGGTACGAATAATGCATAAAAGTTAGTGAATGGGTAATTGTTTTTATGGAGTAAATAACAATGATGAACAAAATACAGTTAAGTGAATGTAGAGTAGATAATCTAAAAAAAATATCAGAAATAACTAATACATTGGCCTGCGTCTTAAATGTTATATTGTTTGAAAATAAAGATTTACAGGATAAGAAAAAAATAAAAAAATATTTAATGAAAATAAGTGGTGTAGTTTCCAAGGCAAACATGGATTTATTAAATTATTTAGAAAAAATGAATGATGATATAAGTAAGATTATTGAAGGTGATAATGGGTGATGTAATTAATTTTGATGAAAAGGTAATTGAAAAAATAGAAAAAAAAGTTTTATCTTTGGCCGAGTCGTTCGATAGTATACTCTATGAGTTGTTAGAAGCAACGGTTGATGATTTAAGTGATATAGAAATTTATTATTACAATTTACATTTATCAAGAATTTTATTCACCTATTTTATACAAGTACACTCAAATATTATAATGCAATTAGATAGTAAAGTTGATAGAAATGATTGTTTAATAGATATAATTAGAATATTAAAATTTGTTCATTCTGATATTGATGAGAGAGTTTTTTAAAAAATGTATGTGACTTTATACCTGTAAGGAAAAATCTTTCAAATAAGGCAATTTAAACGGCTTAAAAAGCAAATTTTAATGTAGGTCTACTATCACATTTAAAAAGTAATTAACTTTATAAGTCAACCATAGGTTTATTATGAAATTATTAAAAAATGATAATAATGAAGATGAAGAGAGAAAGGAAAAAATACAAAGTCTTTGTAAAGAGCTATCCAAGGAAATTGATATTTGTATGGAAACATTCAAAATAAATGGGGTAATTAATCGAAGGTTGGCAACAAGGTTATTGGTAGGTTTTGAAGGAATGCTTTTACATTTTTTTAATGAAGTTTATTCTTTTCATGAAACAGATATTAAGAAAAAAAATGAAAGAATAATTATGATGATTAGTGGGATTATGGATGATGTTTTTAATGGAGATATTTAATGTATACAGTTGATGAAAATGATGATTTTGATATTTTTGCAGAAAAAGTACAAACAGTTACAAATAATTTTGTAAATAAAAATCAAAATGATAAAAGTGAAAGATTTACAAGTTTGGCAATAACATTAATTAAATATCTTATTAAGTGTGGAAAACTTTGCACCTATACAGGTATAGAAAATGATACAAGCAAGGTAATACTTAAATCTATTTTAATGAGTCGTTTAGATTATGCATTAAAAACTGATTTTTATGAACTAGACAAGGATGTATAAGAGACAAATAGGTTGGACTTTCCAGTAAAAAAATTATAAAAATGATAAAAGATATTTTTAGTAATGCTTGGCATTAAAGCAATGAATAACCTATAAATAATGAGGATAAATAAAATGAGCGTAGTTAATGAAGAAGGTATTGTTGATAAGTTAGAATTGTCTAGGTCAATAATTTATACGTTATCAAAATTACCAGTTTTAAAAAGAGATACAAGATTCGAGTTTAATAGATTAAAAAGACTGATTAAATGCAATGGAGGATTACATTATAAAGAAGAATATAAAGAATCATATAATTGTTTTTTATGTTTGGATAAAACGATAAAAAATTATTTAAATCTAATTGAAATAGAAACAATTAAAATATGTGAATATGAAAATTATGATGAAGAATTTTTAATTCTATATCAAGGCCTAGTATATAATAGTACATATCTTAAAGACTTGGTTGGTTTAATAAAAGAATTTAGAGTGAGTGAAGATTCAAAAGAACCAATAAAACAAATATCGGAATTTATATTATATTTATCAAGGTATTATTTAAGAGATTATGATTCACTTGAAGTTGTTAATGATAAAATGATAGAGTTGATAAAAATTACAGCTAAAGATGAAATAAAAAGTGCAAAAGACTTAATGCAATCAATTAAAATGCCCTATGCATTAGATGAATAATAATTGGTAAAAGTTTATGGAAGTTAAAAATATACCCTACTTGGAAAAAACATTAAAACAAAGAGAAAAGAATTTAACATCTATATTAATCTTGGCCTTTGTAATTAATTATATAGTTGTTCTTTATATTATATATAATACGGATAAAATTAAAAATTATAATTTAGTAGGTTTAATAGCTATACTGATATTAATTTTAGTTTATTCCAGTGTAATAATGTTTTTCAATGATTATAAAAAGGTACTTTTTAAAATCCATAAACTTAATAATTATCCTTATGTACAATGGAAAGGAAGTAATATAAGTGAAGTGATACATTTTATGCCTAGTACATGTAATGTAATAACAAAGTTGGGTGTAAATGCAGTTAGAATAAATACTGATATAGAATTAAATATGTACGATTATGTCATAAAAGATAATTCTAAAATAGAAGTCTTAAAAATGGACGTTTAAGAAATGGAAAAAATAACAAAAATTTTATGTGATAATGTAGATGAATTAATTGATGAGGCGATTGATTGTTTAAAGTTAACTATGAATAATGATGAACCATCATTTAAATTTGCACAAATTAAATTAAGAGATATTATTTCAAAATTAAAAATACTTAAAAATGGAATAAAGTATGGAACTATTGAGTGAAGAATATTTTGAGGATTTAATAAAAGGTGATTACACAGAAAAGGAAATAAAAGATTCATTAGAAAAAGAGTTATGGAATGTATTTAATACTACAGATAAAGATTTATTAGATAAGAAAATAATAAATAAAGATAACTTAAAAGATATAAAGAATGTAAGAGAAAAAATAATTGATGCCATAGCAAATGATTATTTTAAAGTGGTTATGTATTGTAAAAAAGAAGAGGTTGAAGTTGAACACAAAGCAGGAAAAGATATTTAAAAAATTAGTAAATTATGCATTGGATTTAAATAATATTGATGAAAGTGAAGTTGCAGATGATGAAATAGAAATAAAAGAAAAAATAAATCAAATAAAAGAAAATATAAAGATTGTAGTTACTTCCAGTATAGAGTGAGATGTTATATGAGAGTTTTACAAAATGATGAAATAAACACTATTAAAAGATTTAAAATGCAAGGTGAAAGTGAATATAAAAATTATACTAGTAATGTAGAAAATACAATACAGTTAGATGATTATATTTTAACTTATTGTGTGGAAACAACAAATATAGGATTGAAGCAAAAGACATTAGGCGTTTCAAAAATAGATAAAACAAAAGTATTTGCAAATATATTTTTAAAAGAGTATCCACAAATAGCAGAGATGTTTAATTTAAAAAAGAATTATTCAATATTTTATAGAATGTTTCAGAATAGAGGTTATACAGCATTAATTATACCAAGAAAATAATTTATTTAAAGGATTATTAAATGGGAAGAGAAGTATTTAGAGTACCATTAGATTATGACTGGACTATAAAAAAAGAAATGGAACCTCCAAAAGGTGATGGATATCAAATGTGGTCGAGTACAATTGATGAACCAATAACACCTGTTTTCAAAATGAAAGAAGATTTAGCAAAATATTTAGTTGAAAATGAAATTAGGGCCTCAGGTGAAAGGACTGCAACATATAATGAATGGTTAAAAATGATTGATGTAGGTTTTGCAGTATCATTTGTACATGTTAATGGTGAATTAATCAGTGGTGTTGAGGCGTTATCCAGAGAGATATCAAAATGAATTTTATAGATGAAGTTTTTGATTTTGTTTATAAAAAATCAAATTTAGAAAATGAATTAGATTTATTAAAAGTAGATGATCTATTAGATGCACTGGTGTTAAGTGCAATTAGACTATTAGTTGAAGAGTGTAAAAAGAAAGGTATGGATAAAAAAACTTTAGAGATTTACGTTAAAACATATTTAAGGAATATATTAAATGCCTATTTTGAAGATGAAAATCTAATACCTAAAATGATAAATTCTAATGTAAATAAAGATCATGAGGATATATATAATAAGTATATTTAGAATGTTTAAATGAAATTCCTTTTTCATCTAAACATAATCTATCACAAATTATAATGAGAGTTTAAAAAATTATCAAGTGAGATATGGAAAGACAAGGGTAAAAATAATGAATAATGATTTTTATACAGAATTAAAGTTTCTATGTTTCCAACATTCAAAAATTAGTAAAGGGATAGATGAAAAAGCAATAGATGCAACTTTGGAATCATTAGTAAATGTTTTTTATGATATTATGCTAATAGATTTAAAATCAAGAAAATCTGATTATAGTGATGATTTATTTGAATTAGTTAATACTCATTTAATAAATGTTTCCCATAAATGTAAATTAGAAAATAGACGTAAATACGAGTCGGAAAGAAAAGATAAAATAAAAGTTAAATTATCAGAAACACCGACACCATCATCTATATATTATGTTTTTGAATTTATTTTAATGAAAGCATATTGCAATCAAACTTTTACATTTAAAGAGTTAAAGGAATATACACAATCAGAGGATGAAATAATAAATAGTAATTTAGAAGTAATAAAAGGGATATGTATATATTTAAAATGGCCAATATTTACAGCTTTATTAAAAGATAAAACTATCAATAAAAGCCAAGTGGAAAAATGTTTTGCTTTTGGTACAGTTGACCCAAGTGCATTGTTACAAAACATATTTAATTATTTTGAGTATAAAAATGAAAATAAGTGAGTTTATAAAGAGAGATAAAAGATTTGCTTTTATTTGTATCTTAATTGCAGTAATACACTTTATAACAACTATGTATATATTTCATGATGTAGTTATTTTAGGTAACAATGAATATTTAATACTTAAAGCATTTATTATTGGAACTGTTACAGTGACATTATTAAAGATATTAAAACTGGAAATTTATAGGGGTTTTGAAAATGAAGGAAATGGAAGCATTAAAAGAAAAAGAAAATAATTCACAAAGTGGGTTGTTTAGTTGCCAGTCGATAGATAAAAGATGTGCAAAATGTAAAACGTATAAACCTGTTTTAGAATATTATAAAAATAAATCAAAAAAAGATGGTTACAATAGTTATTGTAAACAGTGTATAAGGGAATTTAATTTAACCAGAAAGAAAAAGGATTAGTAAAAAGTTTAAAAATTATACATATATAATAAAAGGCACAAAATAACATTGTGTCTTTTTTTAGTTTAAAGGGGTAAAGATGAAAATAGATGCACCTTGGGATGTAAAAAATACAGAATTAAAAACATACTTGGATATGATAAGGTTTTTTAAAAGACAATTGTTATATTTCCAGAAAAAAAGAGATACAGAGCATTTAAGAAATGATTTAAAGGGATATGATATCGTTTTAGATTCAAACAATGAAGAAAACGCAAAAAACTTTATAAATATAAAAAGAGAGTACAAGAAAAAAGAAAATTTAAAGAATAACCTTAAAGTTATAGAGTACATGAAAAATAAAAACATTTGGGTGGATTAGTAATGACAGATCATGAATACATAATACGACATATAAAAAGTTTAATTATTGAAATAGATACAAATATAGAAATATTAAAAGCTAAAAAACAAGGTTTAAGAGAATTAGCATTAGTAAAAACAAAAATAGAAGAATCTCTTTTATGGTTAGGTCAATATGATAATAAAATTAATGCCATAAATTCCATTAAAGAAAAAGAGTCAAATTCAATAAGAATTTATACAGTTTATAAAAATGCAAAGGACAGGGATAAAATATATACTGTAAGAGCATGGGATGTTTTACAGGGAACAGAATCACCACAGGCCAGTGAAATAATCATTGAATCAAATAACTACCAAGACATTGTAGATTATTTTGCAGGTACTAATCTTAAACAGTTAGAATTATTTTTAAAAGACGACCCTACAATTGTAGAAACATGGATTTAAAAAATGTTAAGTAATAAGAACAAAAAAAATATAAGAAATTCAAAAATATTTATGGTTGTAGGAACAAAGAATTATTTTAATGATTATAATGAAGGTGGTGATTTAAAAGATCAAGTTGATTATGCTAAATCATTAGGTAAACCATTTAGAGTATTTGCAGATTTTGATGTTGTTATTCCAGAAGATTTTAAAACAAGTGTAGAGGATTATGCAGTAAAAAGATGTGATATAACTAACCCTGATACAATGACACCTAAAGAATATACGGAATTTTTAGGTTTAAGTGAAAAGGACAAGGTAAAGCAATGATTAAATCAATATATGTAGATTTTGATGGTGTAATACATTCATATACTAGTGGTTGGCAAGGCGATAACAAAGCAATAGATAAACCTGTAGAGGGTGCAATTGACTGGTTAAAAGATTTAATTAAGGATAAAGAATTAAAAGTTTGTATCTATTCATCAAGGTCACAATTTATAGATGGTATAGAAACAATGAAAAACTATCTATTAAAATATGGTCTAACAAAAGAAGAACTAAGTCAAATAGACTTTCCAGTAAAAAAAGGCCCTGCGTTTATAACAATAGATGATAGGGCCATTACATTCAAGGGTAAGTTTCCAAATAAGGATGTAATAAAAAACTTTAAAACTTGGAATAAAAGATGAGTAGGGAAACATTAAGTCAATCAAAAATAAAAAATGAATTAAGGTTATTACATAATAAACTAGATGAAGTAGAAAGATTCGTTACTTCATTAGTATATAAAAATAACATTGAAATAAAAATAAACAAACACTATAAATTATCATTTGAGTATAATAATAGTTCTCAAGGTAAAATATATTTAAATGAAATACTCTTCAGTGATTTAAATTTTAAAGAAATGAAATTAGTTTTTGAATATATACATAAAGTAATTGAAGAAGGCCAAGAAAGTTTAGAACAAGTACAAAAAGAAACAAAAGAAATAATAAAATTGGCCGATGAATTACTAGTATTTAATACTGGAAAAAAGAATGATTAAAAACATATCATATATACCTGAATTAGATATAGTTTGTGATGCTTTAATACATTTAGAAAAACATTTAAAAGAGGTTAACAATAAAGAATATTCAAGGGGTACATTAAAAGAAATATATATAGAATTAAAAGAAATATTTAATAGGGTACATAAAGGTGAGTAAATGAAAGGTGTAAGTAAAAAGTTAAAAAAGGCCATGAGTGAGATAAATGATATTTTAAAAGATTATGACATTGCAGGATGTGTTTTTTTATCAGATGGTCTAGGCAATGGTGAATTTAGTAATTATATAGAACAACCAACATGGTCTACAATTAGATTTATTAAAAGAGAAAAAGGCATTGCAGTACATTTAAAGGCCTACAATAAAACAATGAAAGAAGAATCTAATAAAACAATAAGTGCATTATATAACATTCAAGGAATGTTAACTAATATGTGGTTGTTTAACGATCAAGTCACTAAAGATATAGAACAAAGAATTGAGTTACAAAAAGGCGAAAGTAAAATAATACCGTTAAGAGATCAAAACAATGAAAATGATTAAATTAGGTGATGAATTTAGAATAATAGTAGATATATGTAATGCTTTTGGTTACAACTATAGAGGATACCGAAAAGCAACATTGAGACATACTAAAAATGAATTATTTTGGTTCCCAAAAGCAGTTAAAAAAAACAACCCTTGGATAAATGAGTTATTGGATAATGGCCAAACAATACAAGAAAAATACAGAGTAGACATGGAAAGGGTATCACATGTAAATGATTACCTTGAAAAAACAAACGTTAAAACTAGAATAACGTTTATCAAGTTAAAAAATAATTATGTTTATGTAGGTAATTTCCAGTTAGATAAAACAAGAACAAATGTACATGATGGTTTAATTTGGAAAAGAACAGGTGTAGAAATAGAAACATAAAGGTAAAATAAATGGAAAATGAAATATTAATTAACAAGTTTACAATTGTAAAAAAGGGAAGAAAGTATTTTAAAACTAAGTTAAATGATATCTATAATGCAAGGTTAAAAATAGATAATATAACAGAAAATTTTGAAGTTGGCCTTACATACGAATTACAAGTTAAAGATTTATCAGTAGTAACAAGTTTTGGTAGTTCAATGTTATTTGAAGCAGTACAAGAAGAAAAACCAGAAACACCAATACCATATTTCATAAAACTAGAAAAATACAATACAATGTTTATACAATTAGCTAAAAAAATGTCAGGTAGGTTTAACAGAGAAAATAAAATATGGGAATTTCATCCAATAGCATATAACAGGGCCGAAGAACTGGATGAAATATTTAATTCCAACTTAATACCAATTGAAATAACTGCAAAAGAAAACGCTTACCAGTTTGGTTATAAATTAGAATTTATAGGATATGAAATAGCAAGGTATGTTAATAACTCAATATTAGAGTTTCCTTATGGTGTATTAATTGAAGAAGGTGAAATAATAAAAGAAAGGGTAACTGATATTGAAACAGAAAAAAAACATTGGATAACAAAAGCGGTAGAAAATACAGTAATTAAATTAGAAGTTAATGAAAATGTATTGGAAAGATGCAATGATTTAATCACAAATTGGATTGTAAAAAAACTTTAAGGATAATTAAATGAAAGACCCAAATGACATGACAGAAAAAGACGAAGTTACAGTAATAATAAAAAACTTACTTAAATTAGATTATGTTTTAGAACATGATGAATTATACAACTCTTTAAACGATATATTAGATTACTTAAACAATACAGATGAACATAAAAGAGAATAACCAAATAAGTTTAGATTTAGGTCTACAATTAAATATATCAGAAACAATAAATAAAAGCGGTAAAAACTATATACAAAAATATAATAATCAATAAAGGGTACAAAGTTAATTACATGACTAACTATATAAAGATAAAGTAATCATTAATCTATACCTAATACATAATCATTTATCCCTATACATAATATATATATATATATACATTAATAAATAATTAATTAATATCCTATACAGTGGATATAAAGTAAATACTTATCTAATTAATAAGCATTAAATCAATTGATCTTTAGTTATATATAGCATTTAAAGGTTATCTATCCAGTAACATAAAAGAATAAAACATAAAATAATTAATGTTTATAAAGAAGTTGGTCACTCGTTGGGGTAATAATAAGATATAAACTAATATATCATTAGTTACCTGTACAGTAGATATAAAGTAAAGATGTCTTTGATAGTTAAACATAAATTAATTTAATCCCTAGTTATAGATAGTAATTAAAGATTATTTATCCAGTAACATAAAAAAGAAAACATTAAATAACTTATGTTTAATAAGAAGTTGGCCGCTCTCGTGGTCACCGTCCGCCTTGTGTGTGAGGCCCTTTTCGGGCCACACTAAATAGAATTTTTTGATGATTGAAAACATGAATGATATTAAACATATAATACGTCCGACTATATACATAATCGGACGTGGCCAATTAAACGTTACGAGAAAACAATAACTTAACCCTCCCCAGGTATCAGCAGTTCGGGAAATTTTTTTTGTTTATATTGTAGGCAACCCTCCCACACTTGCACAATATTTTTACTCTATGGGCTAATGTTTCGTGAAAAAATTTTTTAATTTTTTTTTGCTATAGGGCCTAATGTTTTTAACGGTTTATGTTTTCCAGTGTTTATATGTTTATGAAATTACATGACTCGGACGAAAATTATAAACTTGACAATTTGGCAAGTGTAGTTTAATATCAAATTATAAAGACTTTTAAAGGGGGCCTTATGAAAATATCAAAAACTTTAGCAATAGCATTAGTAAACGATGATTTTTCAGGTTTAAGTGATGAAACCAAGGCACTAGCAGAAAAAGTAAATTTTGGTTTTGTAATAAATGATTATGCGGATGAAAGCAATGATATAAACGGTGTGTGTGAGATTACTGGCCAATATGATTGTTGCGTTGATGTTACACCGATAAGGTTACATGAATGAAAGTATTTAATCTTTTACCAGTGATTAAATTTAAACTTTAAAGGGGAGGGCCTTATGAAACAAACAAAAACAAAAAAAGAATTTAATTTAAAGTTTATGAGTAACCTTTTCCAGAGAGTAAAAGACATTGAATATCATATTGACAGTATAAATTATGATTTAGAATCTTTAAAAGCTGATTCATTTTTAACTGAAATGGCCAATAAGGAAGCGTCTAAAGCAAAAAAACAATTAGACAAGTTAAAAGATATAATTAGTGAAATTGAATCAGGTCTTAAATAATGACTAAAGTTAAACTTAGTCATAAGGCAAAAAAAGATTTAAAGAGATTACCGATTCATATAATTAGAAAATTTGATTTATGGGTTGATGGTGTGGAAACTAAAGGGATACAATCTATAATGAAAGTTAAGGGTTATCATGATGAACCTTTACAGGGCAATAGGAAGGGCCAAAGATCAATAAGGTTATCCAGATCATATAGGGCCATTTATATTGATCTTGGAAATAATAAATATGAAATAATTGAAGTAATTGAGGTGAATAAACATGACTACTAAAAATGCAAAAACATTTTTAAAGGAATTAAATTTAGGGCCAATAACCTTTTCCAGTATAATTAAAACTGAAAGGTTATGTTTAGAAATGAGTAAAAAAGAATTTGCTGATTTAATTGGTGTTAGTGTTTTAAGGTTAAATAACATTGAAAAAGGGTTAGAAATACCGAGCGTTGATAAAGTTGTTGAAATAGCAACCAAGTTAGAAATGCCAGTAGACCAATATGTTTTTTATGCAGTTAAAGATTCTTTAGCTAAGGTTGAGGATTCTTTAGATAGAAATGGGTTGGAAATAAACTTTAAAGTAAACTTTAAAAAAGGTGCTTAATCTTTATGCATAATTTAAACTTTAAAAAAACAAAAACAAGTCAAATGCTAAACAAGGTTAAAGATTCTTTGACTAAAGATCAAAAGTTTTTAAGAGAAACTTATTTTTATGTTTTAATTCCAAAATTGATTTCCAGTGAAAACGAGTTACATAAAAATTTAAACATTATGAATGACTTGTTAAAAATTAGAAACAATGTAGACACTAAAGCAAAAAAAGATATTGATGATTATTTAAAAACATTAGGTCATTACATAGAGGAATTTGAGACTAAAAATTATCCTTTTGATCCTGTTAAACCAAATGATTTTTTATTATACTTGTTGGAAAATAGAAACATAAAACGTAAAGAGTTGATTGGCCCAGTGTTTAATTCAGAGAGTGCATTAAGTAGGGCCTGTAACGGATTAAGAAAAATAACTGTAGATCAAGCTAAAAAATTAGGTGAGTTTTTTAAAATAGATTTTAAAGTATTTCTGTAAAGAGGGTATAAAATATGTGTAGATATAAAGATTTATCCAACAGTGTTTTTAAAATAAAACGTGAGTTGAAAAAAGAAATTAGAAAATTACTTTTGGAAAAAAAGTTAACTTTTGAATTCCTTGAAAGTCATGGTATTAAAAATGAATTTAATTTTTCAAAAAATTGGTCAGGTATTTATGCAGAATTGGGGATAATGCCGATATGTTTTAAATTAAATGGTGACATAATTGAAGCGTATAAATTTAGTTTTAAAACAATAAATGCAATTGTGGATTTTATTTTAGGTAAAAGGGATAATTTTCAATTTAATGAAATAGAAAGTTATGATTGTATAGTTAAAGTTATAGAGGGTAGACATAAGTCTAAAACGTATATTAACAATGGAGTTGATTATAATGTAGTTTCTAGTCGTTATATTCCAAATTTGGAGTATACACCACAGGAAAAAGAGGATGCATTATTTGACGGTTGTTATATTCCAGTTTCTTGTAGGAATAAAACAGTATTATATTTAAAAGAGAGGTAAGTTATGATTACATTTGAGGCGTATGTTTCACAATTAGTAAAACCAAAGGCCCATAAATCAAAATATTTTTTGACAAATAGTCATTATGTTTTTAGAGAAATGCACAAAGTAGTAAAATCAAAGAGATAAATCAGAGAAATATAGATAAAATCCATTTAGTTCGTATATTCCTAAGTGCCTGAATTCATGTAAAATATTAAAAAATATACATTTTTTTAACGCAGGGTGTTGATTATAATATCACAATGTGATATTCTAAAGGTGAGATAAGATAAAAAAAGGGGTAAATCATGGCCAAAACACAAAATGAAATATATCAAAGGGAGGTATATATGAAAAGGGTAACATTAATAAAAAGAAAAAATGTAAAAATCATGGCCTTGATAACAGAATCGTTAAAAGTGAAATTTGAAATTGTGACAGTTAATAAAAAGTTTACATTTAAAAATTTAGAAAAAGCAACTGAAAAATTTAAGAAAATATTGGAGGCACTATGAAAAAAGCAAAGTACGATATTTCAGAAATTTTAATGGCCAATGAATCAAAACGTGAATCAATGGTAATGGAAAATATTATTGCTTTAAAGTTGGGGCCAATACAAAAAAGACGATATTGGGAATCATACTATGGCATAAAGTTAAATTTTGAAAGGGCATTACATTACTCTAAAGATTTTGAAAAGTATCATTCCAGTAAAAAAAGTAATGATGAAAAAAGGGTTTTAAATTTTATTGAGGCCATAAAAAAATGTTGATTATTTTTAGATATCATGTAGACTTTTTTTTCTAAAAAGATTACTTAATAAACAATGGAAATGAGAGTGCTATTTTCAGGAAATACAGAAAGGGGCCAATATTTATAGGCCCTTTTTTTAATCCCTTTAGGCCTAGATTTTTGATTTTAAGAAAAGGTGCAATTAAGACCATTAAAAAATTTACCTTATCATTTAAGGGTAATTGTGGCCTTTAAAAGTGCATCTTTTTTTTCTACTATTTAAATCAACTTTAATGCATGGTGTAAAAAGTTTTTTTATTTTTAAGTTGAATTTGTATTAAAAGCACAATAGTATTATTTTGATGTTTTTACGCTTCCGTATAGAGGCATAATTACTCTCTCTTCTTTTTTGAGTAAGTGATAATCTAATTGATAATGGCCTTTAATTTTTTACTAGTGAGTTTTTGATTAAAGGTCATTTTTATTTCAAAAAAATAAACACAAAAAATACAAGTGATAAGTTGACTTTTTAAATTGGATTGAAGATTCTATACTAATTAATATTTTAGTTGGTATATATAGAATGAAAAAATATTTAACAATAGCAAATTTTTTTAGATTAATTTCCGTTATAAGTCTTTTTATCAGCATCAAATTATTTTCTAATTCCAATAATAACTTTGACATTCCAATTTTTATTTTTTGTGTTTTCTTTGTTCAGCAAATAACTTTCAATTTACCAGTAGAAAAAAGAATAAGTGATTTAGTAAATGTTATTAGAATTTATATATTAATGGTTTCTGTACATATTGTAATAAATAATCCAGTTACAGAGGGTAATTGGCATATATTTATAATAGCTGTCATTATAAATTTTTTATTATTAATTATTGGAAAGTACCAGTGTTTGTAAAGGTGATAAATGAAAATTAAAATACGAAATGATTTTAACATGTATGATAAAGAGTTTAATGGTAAAGTTTTAAATGTAGAAATTAATGCACATACACAAGAAGCATACTATAAAAAAAATGGTGGTCATATCATTTTCCCTTCAAAGTCCTATGATATGTATGAGAGTGAACCAATTGAAAAAGACAAGGTTTTAAAATATAATTTAGATCAAATAGACCATATACAAAGATTACAAAAAAGTATTTTAGAATTTACTGGCCGTCTTTTGAGTCAGGCAATCATACACGATATGTCAAAATTTGGTGATAAAGAATATTTTGGATTTATAGATTCTTTAGATAGTTTAAGAAACTCCAAAGATGGTTTAGATAAAGAATATCAAAAACATTTAAAAAGTGATGCTATACAACACCATATAAAAAATAACAAGCATCATCCTGAATACTGGACGAAGAGAAATAAGAAAATGCCATTAGATCAAATTATAATTATGTTTTTTGATTGGAAGTCACGTTGTGATGCTAAAAAAACTACACTTGAAGATTTTTGGGAATTCAATATTGCAAAATTAAGAAAGTCACAAAAACATGCAATACCAGTTGTTAGTATATTACGTCAAATGTATGAACCTGATTATGCAATGTGGCCCTAATTCACTTTTTATTTAACAAGGAGGTTAAGTATTAAAGAAATTGTAATAGGTCAATGGTCTTTTGACGGAATTTGTTTGTCTTATGATAGTTTCTATTTTATTGGAATTGAAAGACTTTATGATAAAAATGATGTGGACTGGTTATATCATTTAAGATTAAAGCGATGGTTTAAAAATAAAATAGAAAAAGATTTTTTGGAAATGTTTTATATGATAACTATGTTAAAGCATGGTAAAGAATCAATGGAGTATGTTTCATGATTGTTAAAAGGTATGCTTATAGGGGCCATACAGTTATTGGAGTATTTGAAAATTTAGATTCTGAATATCCTTTAGTGTCGTTTGGATTAAAAAAATGGAATGTGATATTAGAAATGTTAGAAGAAATAAAAAAAGCTGTAAGAGAGTAAGAAGGGCATTAACATTAAATGATATTAATGTTGGTGATGTACTAGACCCATTACCGAATATAATTTTTAAAAAACCATTGAAAGTTTGTAGAAAAACTAATAGTTGTTTTTACGCAAAATATTTAAATAAAGAAATAGAATATAACAAAAGAGTATTAAAATATTTTTTTAAAAGGAAGTTAAAAAATATATGAACAAAGATAAAAAATATGTAAGGAGGGGTTTTGATATAGAGTTGGATTTATACAATCGTTTTAGATCAATAGCAATTCGTAAAAATATTAAAACAAAAGATTTATTAACAAAAGCGTTAAAGTATATAGTTAATCTTTACGAAAAAAAAGAGTTGAAAAGATATAAATAAAATTATATCTTTTTAAAATTCGATATTCCACGTTTTTTTAATGTTGGACTTATTGCATATTAATTAAATATTTTAAGGTCGTGACATCTTCCCTTTGCAGCATTAAATAGCTCCCCTTATAGTTTATTTTTTCAAAGTAATCTTTAAGGGGGTTATTTTTTAAATCAAGTTGGTGTAAATTTTTAAGGTCTTTAATTCCAGTTAAATCTTGTATGTTATTATCTGCAATAAATAATTGATAAAGGTTGGTTAGATATTTTATTTTATCAACGTGGGTTATATTATAACCTGATACAGTTAGATATTTTATATGTCTCATGTTTTTGTATATAACAATTTTATTAATATCTAAATCATCATATAAAGCGTTTTGGCCATAATTTAAATCAGGACTTAATAAGACTAATTGTTCAAGTGGTGCTAATTCTTTAAACTCTTTGTAATTAGCAAAAACATAAAAAGAGATATTTAAAAATTTAAGATTTTTTAGTTTGGTTAGATATCTAATACTAATTTTTTTATCAGGGGTTTTACTGGCCATTAATGTTAAATGAGTCAAAAAATCTAATTTGGAAATTGCATAAAAATTTGTAACAGTGTCCATTAAGGTTAAAGATTTATTTTTCTTTATAATATTATATGCAGTTTCACAATTATTAGTATTATACTTTTCAAGTATAACTTTAATAGTGTGTTGGGTTCCAGTTGAGTAATCATTATTATTTTTGCAAACGTCTAAAAAATTAATCTCTTTTGTTACACTAAAATTTACAAAAATAAAAAGGAATAAAAGAATAAAAATTTTCATAATAACCTCCATGATATTTATTTATAGCACAATGATATTGTATTGTTAATTATGCCCTAAGTGCCTGAAAATCGGTATATAAAAAAAAATGCGATATTATCTTATTTTTTTTGTGCATAGTGTTGGCTATTATATCACAATGTGATATTATATTTATAGAAACAAAAACAGGGGGGGCCTTATGGATTCAAAAGAAAAAACACAAAGAAATAAAGAAGTTGCAAGTACGATATTACAACAACTTGGGGGCAATAAGTTTATTGTCATGACAGGGGCAAAAGATTTAGTTTTTTCAAGCGGCCGTAAAAATTGTGGGGCCTTGGAATTTAGAATTGGTAGGAATTCAAGCAAAGCAAACAAAATTTGTATAGAGTTAAGGCCAGATGATACTTATGACATGACTTTTTTCAGATACGCAAAAATGGAATTAAAAGAGTTGAAAAAGCATGAGGGTATTTATTTTGACCAGTTACAAGAATTATTCACTGAATTTACTGGCATGTATACAAGATTATTTTAAATATAGGGCCTTATGGCCCTTAATCCCTAAGTTACTGATATTACATTGTAATATTTTTTAACAAAAAGCGTTATTTTTTCTTGTAATTATATCACAATGTGATATTATGATTATAGAAAGAAAAAAACAGGGGGGCCAGGATGAAAAATTTAACTCAAGATAAATTTTTAAATGATAATGAGTTGGAAACTTTGGTTAAAACTCTAAATAAAAATAAAGAATCAAGGGATTCAATCTTGATTTTCATGGCCATTTTTACAGGGGCGAGATGCCAAGAAATTTTAAATTTGAGAAAAAAAGATATTAAAAATAAAGTGGTAATTGTAAAAGGAATAAAGAATTCAAATGATAGATCAATACCAATTCCCGATGATTTTTATAATACCCTTTTAAAGTACATGAAAAACTTATCAAATGATGATTGCCTATTTCCAGTAACAACAAGGCAAGTAAGGCGAATTTGGGATTCATACAGGCCAAATAGTGACCTTGGTTTTCATTGTTTAAGACATACATTAGGGGTTAGACTTTATAAGGCCTCAAAAGATATACATGCGGTTAAAACGATACTAGGCCATAAATCTATAGATAATACAATGATCTATATGAATTATGTAGAAAGTAACAAAGAGTTAAAAAAGGAATTAAAAAAATTATGGAATGTAAAAAATGCTAGTTAGTTAAAAAAATAATAAAGAGAGTGATAAAGTCAAGTATGATTTATTATTGTTGACTTTATATATAGTGTGTTATTACATTGTATACTATGGAAAGATTTAAAAGGAATTTAAATATATATATCTCTCTTTTAATAGAAATATTACTTTAGATAGGAGGATATATATATGGGTACAAAATATTTAGCGATTAGAGGGGTTCCAGTACCGAAAAATGGCAAATTAGAAACTTATACAGAGTACACAAAGATTTTAAAAGAGTTTTTCAAACACCATAAAATTTGTGATGCTTGTAAAGGCGATGGTTATACAATAGACGATAATATTTTAATCTTAGATAAAAGTGATAATATTAATATTAACTATCGTGACATTGAAGAATTGCAAAGATTAAAAGATCGGGGCATTAATTTAGGTGATAAAATCAGGCAAATACTGGAATCGGTTTTATGGGAAAGAAAACCTTGTAAAAAGTGTAATGGTTCGGGTTTTGTAAAGAAATAAGTTTTTTTTAAGGGTTAAGGATGACCGATAAAAAAAAGAAAAAAAGTAATAGTCTAACGGCCATTGAACAAAGAAAATTAGAGGGCCAAGTTAGAAAATTGATAGGTAAGTGTTATTCTGATTTAGAAATATTGGAAGAACTAGGCCTACAACCACACGTTTTAAAATATTATCGTCAACGCATTTATGATTTAGATCAAGAAAAATTCCAACATTTAGATTCCGTTTCGGTCTATACAGATTATACAGAAAAGGCCCGTCAAATGATTAAAGAGTTGGATAAACTTAAAGTAAAGTTTTCTAACCGTGGCCAGTGGACGGCCTTAGTTGCGGCCGTAAAAGAAAAAAATACAATCTATAAGGATGTTATTAAACTAGGTCAAGATTTTGGTTTTATTGAAAGAAAAGTTAATGAAATAAAAATACAAGGTGAAATGTCTTTTGCTAGTTATACAACCGAAGAGATTAAACAAGAATTAGAAAAAGAAATGAAAAAACTTAATCAAATGGCCAAAGGTAACATCATTGAAATGCGGCCCGAATTACTGGAAACATTAGATGAGGATACCGAAAAGTTACAAAAGTTTTTTCCAGTTGATATAAAGGAAGTGGAAAAACCAGTTAAGAAAAAAGTTACTAAGAAAAAACTTAAATTAAAATTTAGGAATTAACAATGGGCCTAGATTTTATACAGAATCCAAAACATTTAAAAAAAATTAAAGAGCGTCAAAAGGCAATTGATAACATTAAACTAACTGAATTAAAAAGAAACGCATTTTTAAAAGATCAAATAATAAATCATAATAGAATTGATTTATTAATGCGTGAAGTTTTAGGTTATACAGATGTTATGGATTTTCATTTATTGATGTTTTATCATAATACATATTCATATAGAAAATTAGAAAATCAAAAATGGCATTTACTTTTAGCACCAAGGGGTAGCGGTAAATGCTTATGTGAATCAGTCAAGATTAGTTTATCAAATGGTGATATAAAAAAAATAAAAGATATTAAAGTAGGAGATAAAATATTATCTCTTAATGATAAAACTTTAAAACAGGATGTTGATAAAGTTGTTGCTAAGGTTAAATCAGGTAGAAAAAAAGTTTATACATTAAAATTAAAAAGTGGTCGTGAAATAACATCAACATTAGACCATAGATATAGGTCTTTTAATGAATGGAAAAAACTTTCTGATTTTGAAATAGGTGAAAAAATTGCAGTACCTAGAAATTTAAAAATGGGTTCAGATGTTTTTTGGGATTCAATAGAGTCAATTGAGTATAAAGGGATAAAAGAAACTTATGATTTACAAACATTAAAAAATCATAATTTTGTGGCCCAGAATATTTATACTCATAATTCAACCGTATTAACTATTTCAAAAATAATATTGGATATATTACAGAATCCAAATATTAGAATTTTAATTGCATCAAAAACAGATGCCAATGCTATAGCGTTTTTATCAGAAATAAAACAAAAAATTCAAAGTAAAAAATTTGTACAGATATTTGGTGATTTAGTTGGCCGTATTTGGAATGATGGGGCCATTGTTATTAATACAAGGACAGCGGCCCATAAAGAAGAAACAGTAACAACGGTAGGATATACAGGGGCCTTAGCGTCAAAACATTTTGATAAAATTTATGCAGATGATTTAGTTGATGAAGAAAATAGTAAAACAGAGGTACAAAGATTAAAATTATATACATGGTTTTATAAGATACTTGACCCAACTTTAGAACCAGATGGAGAAATGAACATAATAGGTACAAGATACCATCCTACTGATTTATATGGTTCTTTAATTGAATCGGTATTTACTAAAAAAAATAGTAAAGGAAAAGTATTAAAACGATATTATATAAGAATAAAAGCACTAATTAAGAAAAAGAATTTACAAAACGCTGAAAAATTAAAAGAACATCAAAAATTAATTTCCTTTTGGCCTTCAAAGTTTAGTGTTAAATTTTTGTTAAAAAAGAAAAAAGATCAAGGTACTATTATTTTTAACAGTCAATATATGAATGATGTTAGGGCAATGAAAGGTAAAATATTTAAAGTTGACTGGTTTAATTGGGCAAGGATTGAAAATTTAAAATTAAAAGAGTTAATGATATTTCAAGGTGTAGATTTAGCAATAAAGCAAAAAGAAAATGCCGATAAATTCGCTCATGTAACTATAGGTGTAGACCCAAAGACATTTAATATTTTTGTGTTAAACTATTATAATAGGATAACTCATTATACAGATCAAAAAAAAGTTATAGATGAAAAACATTTAAAATACGACCCTATTAGGGTTGGCATTGAGGCCAATGGATATCAAGAAGCAATATTACAAGATATGAAAGCAGATAAAGAGTTATCAAAAGTAAGGGCCGTACCAGTTTTTACAGAAACAGATAAAACAATGAGGGCGTGGAAATTATCAGCATATTTTGAAAGAGGCCAAGTATTTTTACTTGAAGGTATGCACGAATTACAAGAACACCTTTTGCAAATGCCCGATGGTCGTTACAAAGATTTATTTGATGCGTTAGATATTGCTATTAGAGTTGCTTTTAAAGGTAAAAAGAAACAAAGAGAAAATGAACCTGATTTAATATAGGGTTAAAAACATGAAAGTTAAATTAAGAAAAAATAATAATAAAATGGTAAAGAAAGAATCAAAATTGATTCCAGTTGAAACTAAAAATGGTAATCGTGCAGTTTTAAAAGCAACGGTAATAGGTCTAAAAAAAGATAAGACTAATGAAGATCAAAGTGAGTATGTTAATACGATTGATTCTAAATTTATTAAACCACCTTTATCTACAGATGATTTAAGTATTTTAAAAGAGTATTCCAGTGAGTTAGGCCAAACAATAGAATCAATGGTTATTGGTGTTGAAGGATTTGGCCAAAGATTAATGTTAAAAGATTTAACAGATGCACAAAAATTAATTTATGAAACAGATATAAAAAAAGAAAAAGAATGGTTAGAAACTAATTTAATTAATTTACCTAGTTTAAAATATAATCTAACACAAATTAGAAAAAATATATTAGATGATATAGAGTCAACTGGTAACGCTTATTTGGAGTTGATACGGCCACGGCTTTCTAAGTTTGATGGTTACACCTCATTTAATAAATTAGAGGCCGCAGAAATGCGAATTACTATGAGGGATGAAAAATTTACACCGATTAAAGTTAAATATGTAGATAGTAATTTTCAAATAAAAACTAAAATATTTTATGAAAGATTAAGACGGTATGTACAAGTTAAAAATAATAGATATGTTTATTTTAAAGAATTCAGAGATGAAAGGATAATTGATAAAAGAAATGGAAAAGTTGCAGATAAAAATTTACCTGAAAAATATAGGGCAACTGAAATATATCATTTTAATCTTTATACAAATAGAAGTACACCTTATGGGATGCCAAGGTTTGCAGGTAACATTATTGCTATTAAAGGTTCAAGAACGGCCGATGAAGCTAATATATTAACGCAACAAAATAATAATATACCGTCAATGGCCGTTTTAGTTTCGGGTGGTATGTTGACAGAGGGTTCAATTAACCGACTAGAAAAGTTTGTAGACCAATCAATTAAAGGTGATTTAAATTATTCAAAATTTTTGATATTAGAAGGTGAATCCAATCATGATAGCTTATCTAATACAAATAGCATGAAAGTTGAAATACAACCTTTAACAAACGATCAACATACAGATGCGTTATGGCAAACTTATGATGAAAAAAATGCAGATAAAATAAGAAGGTCATTCAGGTTGCCTAGTTTAATGACAGGTGACACGAAAAATTTAAATAGGGCAACGGCCCAAGAATCTGAAAGATTGGCCGAAAAATATGTATATAATCCAATTCGTGAAACATTAGATTGTGACTGGAATAAAATATTAGTACAACAAGGAATTAGATTTTGGACATTAAAAACTAATTCACCAAATGTTACAAATGATGAGGATTTAGTAAAAATATTAAGCGGTGCAGAAAAATCAGGGGCCTTAACTCCAAGAATTGCCAGAATGATTTTAGAAGATATTTTTAATAAAGAGTTACCACCAATAAAAGAAAATGATGATGTTTTCGACCCTGATTTACCTTTTTCAATGTCACTTGCTAAAATAACTCAAGGTTTAGCAATGGCCAACCAAGAAGGAACCTTGGCAACGCAAGGGCAAATTGAAAAACCTAAAAAAGAAAATGGGCGACCTAAAAAAGAAGAAGATGATGAAAAAGAAGATGATGAAAAAGATGATAATCAAAAAGATGATAATCAAAAAGAAGAAATAGTTGATATGATTTTTAATGGTATCAGTCCACATAAAATATTAGACGATCATTTAAAAAAAACAAATGAATTTTCATTTGTAAAAACATTAACCGATTTAAGAGATTCATTTGAAAAAACTATAGATAGTGAAGAGGATTAAAAATGGTCATGCATCCTTTACAAATTAAAAAAGCATTCAGTTATCAAGAAAGGTTATCTATATTTAATCTCTTAAATGATGTTATTCAAAAGGCCGTAAAAAATAACAATGCAAAGATTAGAAAAATAGAAAATGATTTAGTTAATTATATAGTTGGTGAGTGGAATAAGATAGCAACTAAAGCAATTAATAAAGTTTTAAGTGTTAATGATTTAGGTGCAAAAAGTAAACCTTATACAAACAAAGATTTAGATCGAACAATGTTTATTTTAGATTCAAGATTTAAGGATTTTGATAAAAAAGTAGATAAACGTGTAAAAAAAGATATGGAAAAAATTTATGTTTTAAACTTAGATTCATTTTCCAGTAAAGTAAAAAGTCAAAAAGTAGTAAAGGTTAAATTAGATAAAACTGATAAAGGTATAATTGACGATGTAACAAGATTGGAAAACATTGCAATAGGCGACCATTACCCAAAAAATTTAAAACCAAGTGTAAGTAAAATAATTAAAGAAAGTGTAGTTGATAAAGGTTTGAATAAGGCCCAAGCAGGTGAGTTTTTAAAAAATAATTTAACTAAAAAATTAGGTGGTAATTTGGCCGTACCACCAAGTGTAAAGGCCCAAGGGCAAAAAGCAATAAACGCATATTTTAAAAATTTATCGGCCACAAATGTTACAATGGCCCAAAATTATGGTCAATTAAATTATATGCACCAAGCAGGGATAAAAAGTTATATTTGGCGGTCGGTTATTGATAAAGTTACAAGTACAATCTGTTTACAAATGAATGGCCGAGTTTTTGAGGTGAGTCAGGCAATGACCCATATGAATAAAATATTAGAATCTGATAGTGTAGAAAGTTTAAAAGAAATAGCACCATTTAAGAGAAATTTATCAGAATTTAAATTAAGACAAGGCCAAAAGTTAAATGATGCCAAAGTTTCTGAATCTTTAATTAAAGCAGGTGTTTCAATGCCACCTATTCACCTTAGTTGCTATGATAGCGTTACAGAAGTTTATACTGAAAAAGGTTTTGTAATGTTTTCAGATGTTAATGTAGGTGACAAGTGCCTTAGTCTTAATCCAGAAACAAAAAATTTAGAATGGGTTGAGAGTATAAATGTAATAAAAAAGCATCATAAAGGTGAAATGTTATATTTAACTAACAATCAACATTCATTAGATTTACTTGTAACTCCAGATCATAAAATGTTTTATTATAAAAGAGTAGATAATGGTAAAAAAGGTAGAAGTTTAAAATATTATTTTGAGGATATAAAACAATTTCAAGAATCAGGTTCAGAAGTAAAATTATATTTATCATCAAATTGGAAAGGTGAAGATGTAGAAATGATGGTTATAGATGATTTATATATAGATATGAATGATTTTTGTGAGTTTATGGGCTATTATTTGGCCGATGGTAGTTTAAGGCAAGGTTATCCAGTTATAGCGCAAACAGATAATCAAAAATATATTTTTGATAGGGTATCTAAAATGGGATTTAAGAATGTGACTATGACTAAGGGAAAAATAAATATATATGATAAAAGATTAGGTTTATATTGTGAACAATTTGGAAAGTGTAATTTGAAATTTGTACCGAATGCAATCAAAAAATTATCATCAAATTATCTAAAAATATTTTTAGATTCTTTTATTTTTTGTGATGGACATATAGCAAAACCATCTCAATACAAAGATGGTAATTTTGAAGGTTGTAGAATATATTTCACGACATCAAAAACATTAGCAGATGATATTGGAGAGATCTTAATTAAAATAGGTAAAAGTTGTAGTTATACTCTAAGAAAAGTTAAAGGTAATATACAGGAATTTAGAAATGGTAATTATATTATTAATTATGATATTTGGGATATAAGAGAAATAAATTCAAAATATAGGCATCCAAATATTCAAAAATGGGTAAAAAATTATGATGGTTATGTATATGATATATCTTTACCTAAACATCATACTCTTTTAGTTCGTAGAAATGGTAGGGTTTGTTGGGGTTCAAATTGTAGATCAATTATCGAACCTTATTTTTAATTTTTGCATTGTATATAGAAATAAGTTTAATATAGAATAGTATAATATTTTTTTTAAGGATGAAAAAAATGTCAAATGAAAATACAAAAATGGGTGAGGGTGGTGTTCATTTGCATGTATTTAAAAATGAAAGTTTAACAGATATTGACGGACTGCATAAACATCTTTTTTATATCAATGATCGAATATTAATGACTGAATTAGATGGTCAACATTCACACCAAATAGACAAGCAAAATAATATTGTAATGTCGGAAAATGAAAATCATGTACATAAACTTTTAATTAATACAAGGGATGGTGTTGAATCTATATTTACAGAAAAAAGCGTTGGCCATTCTCATGAAATACAAAGTGAAAAAACAACTTTATCAGGTTTACATGCTCATGTTTTAAAAGTTAATGATGAAAATTATTTAACAATGTTACCTTCGGATTTAATAAAGACAATTGAAAATAAAATAAGAGGTATACCAAAATTTAAAAAATTTAAATTGAAAAGAAATAATGATTCTCCATTAGAAAATGATTTTTTTACTTTGCAAAAGTTAAATAAACTTTTGAAATATAAGATGGTCAAAACATTAATTGTAAAAAACATTATAAAAAATCTAACACGTTTATCAGATGGTTTAAAAATAGAAAGTTTGATTCTTTCCAGACAAAGATTTAATGATATTGGAGATGCAACACGTTTTGTACTGGATAATGGTTTAGATATAAAACAATCAAACGTTATTGAAAGTGAAGGTGTTTTTACATTTAGTATAATGTCAAAAGATAGATTTTTAGAAAGTACATTGCAAAGAGTAAGGATAACAGAGGGTGTTGAAGCCGTTGTTGGTTTTTTATTAGATAATGAAATTGGCCAACAAGTTTCTAATGGTAATGAAACGTTAGAAGGTTCAATTGATGAAATGTCAGATTTAGGAAAAAGTAAAATGGAGACATTAAAAGATAAAGCTAAAAAAGTTTTTGAAATGTATGATATAGAAAAAAAAGGATGTGGAAAAAAACCTAAAGGCCGTGGTAGTGAAGATAACAATACATTTAAAAACTATATAGAAATATGCAAAGTAAATAATGAAAAAAGGTTAGTCACTGGCCCTGCTTTAATTCCAGATGTATATGATTTACAAGATGATATTATAAGTAAAGAAGAAGTTGAAAAAGCGGCCTATAGATATATGATTAAATTATCTTTTAGGGATGACCCAGAATTTTTAAAAAATGAATTGGGTATGAATAATAAATCAGATCGTGGTTTTATGCATGTAGAGTTTAATAGAAAAATTGCAATTGTAGAATCTTATATAGCTCCTATTGAATTTAATTTGAATAATAGGGTAATTACAAAAGGTACATGGATTGTAACCATGAAAGTATTTGATGATGAAGTATGGAACCTTGTTAAATCGAATAAGATAAGGGGTTTTAGTATCGGTGGTCAATCAACTGTTATAGAAGAAAATTAATAGGGGTGCAAATGTCTAAGAAAAAACGTTTATTAGATATTGATGTTAATGAATTATCAATGGTGGATTCACCTGCTATTGGTGAAACGTTTATAATAACAAAAAATGTAAAAAGGGGTTTAGAAGTGACTAACAAAGTAACTCTAAACAAAGCAACTCAAACATGGAATGAGTCAGTAAAAAAAGCCGTTAATACTGAAAATGAAAAATGTCTTTTTTGTGGGATTACAAAAGAACAAGAAAGTCAAACATTAGGTTTAGGGTTGCTTTGTGGTGTATGTTTTGATTGTGCATTTAAAAGAATGGAAAAAGGGGTATTCGATCAATGTATTGAAGGTACATTTGATTTTGAAAAATTTAAGTCTGAATTTCCAGATGATGAAATATTTAAAACAGATGAATCAGAATCAGTAGATGAAACAGAAAATAAATCTGAATCAGTAGACGAAACAGAAAAAGAAGATGAAGAGAGTAAAAAAGAAGACGAATCAGAAAGTAAAGAAAAAGAAGATGAAGAAAAAGACGATAAGAAAAAAGATGAAGTAGAAAATAATGAAGATGAAACTGAAAAAGTTTCGGATATTGATAGACTAGAAAAACTTGAAAACGAATCAAAAGAACTACATAAAAGTTTGGATGATGTTAAAGATATGCTTTCAACATCATTAGGCATACATGAACAAACTGCAATGGGTTTTAATGAAATTGTAGGTCTTACTTTTTCAGCTTTAGATTTAGTTTTAGGTATGATTGAAAGTGAATCAGATGAAACAAGTAAATCAGTAAAAGATATAAAGGATATATTAAGTAAAGAAAATGTTTCTAAAGCAGGGGCCAAAATATCATCTTCACGACTCCAAACATTAAGGGATATAGCAGAAAAACTTACTCAACTTATTGAATCTGTATCAGGTGAATCAATAAAAGAGAGTAAAGAAAAAAGTATCCAATGTATTGATGAGTTAAAAAATTTAACTCAAAAAAATACAGACTTAATTAAAGGAATGGAAGAAAAATTTAGTGGTTTAACTAAAGAATTTGAAACATTAAGTCTTGCAGGTGGTTTAAGCAATTCCTTAGATGATGATGAAGAAAACCAAGTAGAAAAAAATGATGAAGTTGGTTTTTCTGATATTATTGGTATTGGTGAAATAAAAAAGAAATACGAAACGTTAAAAGATTAAAAACAATTTTTTGTAAATGTCTATATGGATTTAGACAAGAATAAAAAGTTAAGGAGGACTTAAAATGTCTAAGAAAACAATGTCAAATGAAGAAATTTTAAAATTGGCCGCTATTTCAACTCAAGAATTAGTTACAAGTGGAAAGTTGAATGATAAACAGGCCGATAAGTTTATTGATTTTGTTATAGATGTAACAGGATTAAAAAACAAAGTAAGAACTGTACGATTTAGAAACGATAAAATGGACATTGATAAAATCGGTGTTGGTAGTCGTGTTGCAGTTCCAAAGCGTGAAGGTCAAGACCCTGCTATAAGAAGAAAAATTCAAACGTCAAAAGTTGTATTACAACCAGAAGAAATTATGGTCCCTTGGGAATTGACCGATGAATTTGTAATGGAAAATTTAGAAGGTGAGTCAGTCGATGAAACAATCATGAGACTAATGGCCACACAATTAAGTAATGACCTTGAAGAGTTATATATTCAAGGTGATAAACTTGGTATGTTACGTTATGAAAATGAGTTGGTTGAGGGTGGTAGTGCCACAGATGTTATTGTAGATACTTATCTAAAATTACAAAATGGTTGGTTAAAACAAGCAGGCCAAACTCATGTTGTAGATCATGATGGTCAAAACATTCAGAATCAAATTTTTTCTGATATGATTGTAGAAATGCCAAGTAAGTTTAAAAGAAATAAACGAAACTTGAAATTTTTTGCAAGTGATACAACTGAACAACTTTATAGAAATAATTTGGCAACTAGGGCAACTTCATTAGGTGATACAGCTTCAACCAGTGAAATTAATTTAAAACCATTTGGAATTGAATTAGTACCATTGGCATTGTTACCACAAACACCTTATGTTACCGAGCATTTAACTGTTACAATTGCAGGTTCACCATTTGCATTGGCCCATAAAAACATTGTAAGCGGTTCGGAAATTGTTACTCTACAATCAATTGATGCTAATCCAAAAAATCCTGTAACACCATTTGTAGAGGGTGTTGATTACTCAATGGATTATGCCGCAGGTACAATAACATTACTTGCAGGTGCTATTGCCGACCCAAGCGATATTAAAATCACTTATCAATCAGAATCTCAAATTTGGTTAACTGAATATAGAAATATGATTTTAGCTATTGGCCGAGATATCAGAATTGAGAGAGATAGAAATATTTTTACAAGCGTTACAGAATTTGCAATGACTGTAAAAGTTGGTGTTGAAATTGAAGAAAGTGATGCTTGTGTATTAGGTATTAATATTGGTTTAGCATAGTAATTTAGACTATAAAAAAATAGCAGAAGGTTTTTTACGGCCTTCTGTTTTAACATATTT